TACTCCAAGTCCGCCCTGAACGTCAATGGCTGTAGATCTTAAAATATCTTTTAGGCTATTTGTTAAATATTCAGCCTGAAGTTCTTCAAGGTGATGCTTTGTAGATCCGATATCTTTTACTGGTTCAAAATCTCTAAACTTTTCTACAACAAGAGATGTTGGTGGAACTGTGCCATTGTTCTCATAATAATTTCTAATAAATTGCCACAGGTCCACATGAGTTTTTAATATGTTATCTATGTTAGCCTGTAATAGTACGTGAGCCTGCTTATCCTGTAATACAGCAGAGATTAGTCTTGACTCTGAATTACTCACCTAACCACTCCTTAGCCAACTTCCTACGCTCTTCTCTGTCTTTTAAATCTTTTTCTTGTTCTTGCTTTGCTTTAAGTATATCATGTGCAACATACGCAAAATGATTCCATGTTGGATTTTCTGTTACCTCAAAATAATATTCTAGCAACTCATAACAAACGTCCATGCCATAGGACTCAATTAAAGCATCAGCAGACCACTGTTCAATCCACTTATTGTATTGTGGCTTCTGTTCTAGTTTAAACTTATAGTGTTTATCAAACCTGCTTAACAGAGCCAATCGCTTCTGTTTATCAGTCACACTATTCAGTTTCTTCTAGTTCTATCTTTGCTTCTGTAATTTTTGCTGTTAATTTATCTTCAACGAATTTATATACACGCTCAAAGGCTTGATCTGTATTTTCTCCGTCACGCTTAGAATCTACAATACCAAGATCTAATCTTAGTGATTGAAAGTTTCCAAGGTTTAATGTGTATCCAAGTGTTACTGATACCTTTGTGTCTTCCATTTCATACCCTTCTATTATATTGATTCAGACCAAATAGGTATAAATCTACCGTCTTCGGTTCTCGTATATGTAAGTATACCATCGCCCATTCTTCGTGTCAACTCTGCTTTTGTAGGCGTAATATCATTTGTTATTAAATTATCTTTTCTTGGTCTTCCTATATGATATGATGCAAGTATATCACGTATCTCTTTTACTTGCGATTCAGAATAATACGACCTTACCTGCCAACCTCTTGCACCACCCTTTTGTGATCCAGTTGGAAAAGGTATGACTCCACGCTTCATTAATGATGGCATATATTTTTTATGACGATTAACTAAATCTGCAGTTTCTCCTACAGTATATGCTCTTTCTCTTTTGTTTTTAAAATCATTAACTAAACAACTTTCAATTCTATCCTTATTAATATTATAAACAGACATAATGCCATTAGATCTGTTATAGTGCATGACTCTTACTAAGTCACCGTTTAAGAACCAGACTTTTTTATTGCCAGGAATTACAGGGGCGACATTGTAATCTTCGCTCGTTCTATTTCCTTTTTTAACAGCCATCTTCCGTCCTCTGATTCTGATGGCGGATGAAAGAATTTTCTTGATCCGCAGAATAAACAAAAAATTTCTAGATGAGATAAAGAATTAAAAATTCTATCTATCATCATATTTCTAGAACATTTTTTGCACTTAATCATTAATTAGGAATACCCACAATAATTAAATTAACACCGACTGATACATCTCCGTTTACGTTAAAATTAACTACCCCGTCTACTCTTGATGTTGTTACAGACTTTATAACTACGCTTATATTTTTACCAGCATCAGTTCCACCAATATTGACTGGACTTGCTGTAACTATTGGCGGGTATTTAAATTCTGGTTTAAATGGATAAGAGAAATCTTTTTGACCGCCTACGCTCTGGCTTCCCTTAAATACGTCTGTATATCCTGCAATAACTCTTGTTTCAGAAATCTTGGCGCTTTGTGAAGAAAAGTTTGGAACGTCAACCGTTACATACTTATAGATTGCTGGAGATATTTGAACTGATAAATCGTTAACTGCTTTTACAATTTCATTAATGTAAGAAACATCAATTGGTTGTCCTGGTTCTGGTGTTGGTATTTTTGCCATATTTCCTCCTGTCTAATTATATCAGACTGCCCTCATTTTCAAAAAGTATGGCATCTGCAAATCTTTCTAATGGAATAGTTTTAGGCTGTACTGCAATATGAATATAATCTTTTTCTGGCCCGTATACTATAGAATAATTTGGCTGGGTTGTTTTAGTATAATATTGCCACCCAGAATTATTCCATTTAATATAAATAAAATACTCTTCAATATTTTCCTGTGGCTCCCAGGCTAAATTGATAACTCTATTAGCAGTATCAATAACCAGACTATTTAATATTTCACTTGGAGTGTCCTCTGCAATTATCTTATAAACTGGAGACCAATGAGAAGTTCTATTTTTATCTTCAGATATAAATCTATAGCGCAAAATGTATTGTCTATTTTCACCGAAAAACCCTGGCAACTTTGACTTTGGTATAATTATTTTTTTTATACCCTGATCTGGATTTGCCATTATTGTACATCCATTGCAAATCTAAACTCAATATAGTTAGTTGTATTTGCTGCCTTTACTATAGTCTCTGCATTGTTATTTTTAATAACCGTATAACCAGTCATTCCATAAACTGGATTTACTGTAGAAATATTTTCAAATCTAATAGCGTCAAGCCCTACATAAAAATCAGAAGAAGGGATGCTATTTTTTAACACTGTTGTATATATTTTTACAATACTAACATTGTTCCATGTGAAACCTATACTTTTGTGTAACTCTTGTAACTCTTTTGTGATAACATAATATCTATTGGCTGAAAAATCATAATCCTCTGATGACATAATAACTTCAAACCTTGCCCACTGACCTGATCCAGATGTATCAGTTTCTGCAAACTCAAGAATAATTCTAACCTCTTCTGGAATTATTGATGGATCTGGGTCTTTGTTAATAATGCTAAACCCTAACTTTATCTGATCTGTTGGGGCATTCTTATTAAAATCTAATGCAGTACCAAGTAAGTGCATGTGCTCAGATCCAGAATCAATAGACAAATGATCTCCAGACATTCCTAAATTAGAAACGTCTCCACGCATCATAACTATATTATTGTAAAATCTTGCACGTTCATATCTACTTAATCTATCTGAGTTAGTGAATGTTATATTGTCGGAGTTTGTTTGAAATACTTTTGCTACAAATGTTTGATCTCCGATTGTTTGATTAAAATCATTAATTATATTATCGTTATCTGAATCGTCTAAAGGAGAATATTTTACATCTAATGCACCAGCACCAAGTTCTCTATGATACTCCCAGTTTTCATTTACAGTAAAAGCAAAAAGAGATCTACTGTCATATGCCCCAGCAGATGGGTTAGCACCAGCGGAATATACACCAACTTCTGATATTTCATATCTTTCGTCTGTTGGTAATTCTGCTGTTAAAACTATCTTATTAATGCCATCTTCATTTACATATCCACGGGATGTGATTGGCACTCTAAACATTTCAAAATCTAAAGACTGCCTATCGCTATAGTCCCCAAAAGACTGATTGGTCGCTATTGGCTTGGCACCGCAGCCTATGGCTATGTATGAGGCATACGCTGGGGTTTGCCCTATAAGATATTTGGCAAGAATGCCTTTTCCTGTGTTAGTTATCATAATGTCACCCCATATATTGTATCATCTAATACTGTCCCGTCAGAAATAATAGAAACCTCTACTTGCTCATCTGGAGCCATATTGATTACATTAATGACCAGGTTTCCATCTTCGTCTAAGTATACTGTCTGACAATTTGGACCAGTACCGCAGTTAGGAACCTTGCTTAAAAAGTTTATAGGAAACTTTCTAAAATAATTAATATCTATATCTTGCAATGCTAAAATGTTTTGTGGGTTATATTGAAAGTATAGGTTGGTTAAATTTTTAATTGGTTGATAAACTACGTTTTGTCCATTTACCAAATCTGATCGCAATATGTTAATAAGTTCTTGACCACCAATATTTTCAAATATAAGGTCAGTCATTATTTCTATTGGCATTGTTTCATCGTCAAATAAGATAATGTCAGTAGTGGCAACCTTTACATCGCTTGTATTATCTGATGCAGGTTTCTGCGGATTGTCTGGTGTACTATTTAATGTTGACATTTTATACCTCGCTTAAATACAAAACCATTTCTGGCCCTGAAGAATCCCTATTATATTCTATATGATAAACAACAAAGTTATTATTTTCTGATGAAATAATGTCTTGTCCTTCTTCATCTTTATAAAAAATATTTACAATATCTCCCAATTGAATTATAGGATTGCTAAATATTTTTACACCAACACTTTTCCTTGGTCTTAATATTTTATTTATCATCCATCCCATCAAATCATTTGCATCATCATTTGACTGTATATATACTGGATCTAAAGAAAAATCTTTTTTACCATACGACAGTCTGCTAGTTTTAATTTTATCATAGTCAATAGATGACCTTATTGGAGAAACAATTGTACCGTCTTTATTAATTGCAGGATCAGAAAAATTACTATTCTTTGCAAAATAATTATCTACAGTTAATTGATCATTTGATTCTTGCGTAAATGTTATGCCCTGAATTCTTAAATAGTTACCACTTGTTTCATCTAAGTTTAAAGAAGTATCTGTTGAATTAAAAATTAAAAATTCTGCGCCATAGGAACCGCCTCTAAATCCAGAAACAACATATCCTTTAATTCTATTAAATACAGGAGACAGTTGAGAGTATAGCGCTGGATAAGCCTTGTCATATTTTGTTTTTATGTATGCTGCCTCACGCATTATCGTTCCAAACTCATCAAAATATATATTAAAGGAAGGTGGCTGGTTTGGACTGATTCCAGATAGGTATGTTGACTGAACTATACCAGACATAGCATATTTTCTAAAAGATTCATTTGCATTAATTTGTTCGTCTCCGAATGCTGCAGATACTGGGGTTGCTAAAGCAAAAGAGGTGTTTTGACTGTAGTTATTTGTAAGTGCATAGATATTTTCAAACATGCACTTTGAGCCACCCCTTACAAATAAGGCGACATTGTTATATATTGGTAGAGGAGAGGTATCGTCAACAACCTTTACTAAGTTATTATTTATATACAAATAAAATCTTCTTGTAGATTGAATGTCTTGATATTCAACAGCAAGATCGTATACCGTTGGATTTTCTTCGCCTAACATTCTGGCCTGTCCAGTAAACTTTCCATCATCTACAATAATGTTACTTAAACCACCCCAAAGTTTAATTGGTATAGCATTTCCATCACTGTCAGAATATATTTTATAAAAAATAATATTGTGCAAATTATCTACGTCAGAAGAATATTGACTTACATCCTTTTCTGTTAAGGCAATAATTTCAAAATAGTATCCTACATTTGTTGATGGATTCATCATAACTGCAATACCACCTGAACCTCCAGAAATATTTAACTGTTGGTTTGGTTGTGTTCCAGGCAAAACATAGTATGGTGTAGCATTTACTGGAGTCTGTTCTTTAGTTTCACTAATTTCTATCTTTCCAATAATTCTCATTCTAGTTCCAAAATGCTTATACTTATTGTCTAAAGGTTTATATTGATATGATAAGAATTCTAATGGTGACTCTGTTGTGCTAAATGATGGCCCACTCATAACAAGTGCAGATGATTGCA